ATGCCCCGTGCCGGCAGATCCAGCGCCGTTCCGCCGTCGGCCCCGGAAGCAAACGAGCCCCGCAGCGCCCCCACCGACCCGATCCAGACCCCGCTCGACTTCCTCCTTTCGATCATGCGCGACGAAACCGCGACGCGCAGCGAACGCGTCGATGCGGCCAATAAGGCGGCGCCGTACCTGCATTCCAAGCACGCTACCGTCGACCATCGGTCATCCGATGGCAGCATGCGGCCGACGATTATCTTCGAGGGGATGCCAGCCGATGCCAGCAGTGAACAGCGCGACGAAGGGAGTAGCGACTAGCGCGAAACGCCCCGAGGCCCTGCGCATCGCGCTTCACCCCAAGCAGTGGGTGGCGTTCGGCTCGGCGGCGACCGAGATCCTCTATGGTGGCGCGGCGGGCGGCGGCAAGTCGCATCTGATGCGGCAGGCGGCGATCAGCTGGTGTGCGGAAATCCCGGGCCTGCAGGTCTACCTGTTTCGCCGCATCCGCGAGGACCTGAGCAAGAACCACATGGAAGGCCCGTCGGGCTTTCGCGCGCTGCTCGCCGGCTGGGTGGAGTGCGGGTTCGTGGTGATCGTCGAGGACGAGATCCGCTTCTGGAACGGTTCGAAGATCTATCTCTGTCACTGCAAGGACGAGAAGGATCGCTTCAAGTACCAGGGCGCCGAGATGCACGTGCTGCTGATCGACGAGCTGACCCATTTCACCGAGGTGATCTATCGGTTCCTGCGCAACCGCGTGCGGATGACCGGCATTGCGGTGCCCCAAAAATATCGCGGGCGGTTTCCGCGCATCCTCTGTGGCGCCAACCCCGGTGGGGTCGGGCACCAGTTCGTCAAGCTGACCTTCATCGATGCGGCGGCCCCGCTCGACATCCACCGTACCAGCGCGACGGAAGGCGGCATGCTGCGCCAGTTCATCCCGGCGCGGCTCGAGGACAACCCGACGCTTACGGCGGACGATCCGACCTACGAGGGGCGGCTCGAGGGACTGGGGAGCGCTACGCTGGTGCGCGCCATGCGGCATGGCGACTGGGACATCATCGACGGCGCCTTCTTCGATTGCTGGCAGACGCACCTGCATGTCATCGAGCCCTTCGCCATCCCCGAGGATTGGGCGAAGTTTCGCTCCGGCGACTGGGGCAGCGCCCGGCCGTTCTCGTTCGGCTGGTGGGCTATCGTCGGCGACGACACCAGGCACCCGGTAAGCGGCGTGCTGCTGCCGCGCGGCGCGCTGATCCGCTACCGCGAATGGTATGGGTGCGAACCCGGCAAGCCCAACAAGGGGCTGAAGCTGACTGCCGAGCAGGTGGGCAAGGGCCTGGCGCAGCGCGAGACCGAAACCGTGGGGCTGGGTGTGCTCGACCCGGCGGCCTTTGCCGAGGATGGCGGTCCCTCGATCGCGAGCCGCATTACGCTGGGCTCCGGCGACAAGCGGATCTTCTTTCGCGGCGCCGACAACAAGCGGGTGTCGCAGCGCGGCGCCATGGGCGGCTGGGACATGCTGCGCCAGCGCTTCGTCGGCACGACGCTCGATGAAGACGGCAAACCCGACCCGACGGGCCGCCCGATGATCTATTGCTTTGCGACCTGCCGCGACTCGATCCGCACCATCCCGATGCTGCAGCACGACGCGGCACGGCCGGAAGATCTCGACACCGACATGGAAGACCATGCCGCCGACGACTGGCGCTACGCCGCGATGTCGCGGCCCTGGGTGCGGACGCGGCCGGCGGCTGAGCCGGGGAAGGCGCGTTCGGGCTACAGGGCTGCGACCGGTGGCACTGGGCCGGGTGACTGGCAGATTTACTGAGGGCGTTCGAGCGCTGAAAGTGCAGTCAGCGCACCCTCTCCCGTTTACGGGGGAGGGGGGACCAGCCGACAGGCTGGTGGGAGGGGGGAGCCCCACGCATCGGCCCCTGCCCCAGCCGCGCACCGTCCCTGCGTGGAGCATTGCCGACTGCAAAAGCGGGGGCGTCAGCCTGGCGTTTGAGCGTGGGGCACCCCCCTCCCACCACGCTTTCGCGTGGTCCCCCCTCCCCCGCAGGCGGGAGAGGGTGCGCCGACTGCGCCACCTGTGCAGTGATTCAGGAGTTCCGATGAGCGATTTCGCCAACACGACGGCTGCGCCCCCTGCCCCGGCTACTCCGCCGGGCCGGACGCTGGCGCGGTTGAAGGCCGACTACCTCAACTATCTCGATGGCAAGCGCGGCGAGATCGACGAGCAGCAGGAAGCGCGGCGCTATTATCATGGCGCGCACTGGACGGCGAAACAGATCAAGACGCTGAACCAGCGCAAACAGCCGGTCGTGACCTACAACCGCCTGGCGCGGAAGATCAACGCCGTGGTCGGATTGCTGGAGCGGCAGCGCCAGGACCCCAAGGGCTATGCCCGCACGCCGCGCCACGAAGATGGGGCGGAGGTGGCGACCGCGGTGTTGCGCTATGTGCTCGACGAGCAGCGCTGGCAGGAAAAATCGCCGATCTCTGCGCTCAACGGCGCCGTCGACGGCATTGGCGGGCTCGAGCTGACACTGGAAGCCGGCGACCGCGGCGATACCGAAATCGGCTTCGAAGTGGTCGACCCCGCGGGGTTCTTCTACGACCCGACCTCGACCCGCGCCGATTTCTCCGATGCGGGCTATATGGGGATCGGCAAATGGGCCGATGCGAGCGAATTGCTCGCCGCCTTCCCCGATAAGGCGCGCGAGATCGAGGCCTCGGTGGATCTCGGCTCCGAACTCACCAGCAACCCCGACAGCGACGATAACTGGGTGATGGGCGACGAACAGCACCGCCGTGTCAGGGTGATCGACCACTGGTACAGGCGCGGCAACCAGTGGTGTTTTACCATCTATACCGGCGCCGCCATCCTCGCGGAAGGCGAGAGCTACCTGCGCGACGAGAAGCGCCGAACGCTCTGCAAGTATGTGATGTTCTCGGCCAATGTCGATCATGACGGCGATCGCTACGGCTTCTTCCGCAACATGAAATCTGCCCAGGACGAGATCAACCAGCGCCGCTCCAAGGGGCTGCACACCAGCCAGTCGCGCCGCATCGTCATCCGCGACGGCCAGGGACTGGAACCGGAAAAGATCCGTGCCGAGCTCGCCCGCCCCGATGGCGTGGTGGTGGTGCCGGTGGGCGCCGAGCTGCCGCAATTCGACGATGCGGCGCGCGGCGCCGAGCTCAGCGCCAATCTCGGCTTCCTTGAGGAAGCCAAGCAGGAGATCGAGAATTATGGCTTCAACCCGGCGCTGATCGGCTCGGGCATCCAGGATATGAGTGGCCGCGCCATCGCGCTGCAGCAGCAGGCGGGCGTTGCCGAACTCGGCCCGTATCTCCTCGGCTATCGCGGCTGGAAGCAGCGGGTTTATCGCGCCATCTGGAACGCGGTGCAGAGCCTCTGGACGGCGGAGCGCTGGATCCGCGTCACCGATGATGAGGGGCTGGGCAACTGGCTTTCGGTCAACCGGCTGGCGATCGACCCGGCGACGGGCATCCCCACCATTACCAATGCGCTCGGCTCGCTCGATGTCGATATCATCCTCGATGAGGGGCCGGACACCGTGACCATGCAGGCCGACACCAACGAGTCGGTGCGCCAGGCGCTGGCCGCGGTCGGCCCGCTGCTGCAACCGGCAGTGGCCGCGGCGGCGCTGGAAGTGCTGATCGAAACCTCCTCGATGCCGGCCTCGGCCAAGAAGAAGTTCCGCGATGCGACGCGGCAGAAACCGCAGCCGCCCAACCCGTTGGAACAGCAGGCAGCCATGCTGCAGCAGCAGGCGGCGATGCTCGAACTGCAGGGCAAGGGGCTGCGGAATCGCAAGACCGAGGCCGAGACGGCAAAGCTGATGGCCGAGGCTCAGGATATCGTCGCCGAGCGGGCGGCCGAAGGGCTGGAGCAGCGGATCGACGCGGTGGAGCGGCAGGACGAACTGCTGGCGCGCCGCGAGGAGCAGGATGCTCGACGGGCGAACCGGCAGCTGGAGCTGGCGGGGCGGGCGTTGCAGTTGCAGGCGGCGCAGGTGCGGGCCACTGACGACTGATAGAGACGGCCCCCTCCCGGCCTCCCCTATAAACCCTGAGCACTTGGCGCCCCTCACCCCAGCCCTCTCCCCAGAGGGGCGAGGGGGCGTTGTGGCACTGCCGGCGCGTCTATCGTCCCCTCGCCCCTCTGGGGAGAGGGTCAGGGTGAGGGGCGCCAAGCGCACCGACCCCGCCCCGCCCCACCAAACAGTTTCCGTCCGCGCCACGATACGGCGCATGGGCTGCCGGCGCCCTCTGGCCGGTTTCGCTGCACTCTCCGCGACAGTGAGGGTCACGCCAATCGGACGCGATAGTCCGGGAGACACGAGATGAACGACACTGAGACAGTCGACGATACCGCCTTGTTCAACGCTACCGTCACGGGTGAAGCGCCCGTGGCCGAAGCAGAGCCGGTTATCGCGCCGGCCGAACCGCGGCCCGAGCCGGCCATCCCCCCGGCCCGGCTGCGTGAAGAAGCCGATGCCAGGCGAGCGGCGGAGCGGGATCGGGATGAGTTGAAGCATCGGCTCACCCGGCTCGAGGCGCAGCTGCAGCCGCAGCACCATCAGGCCCGGCCACCGGAATTCTGGGACAACCCGGATGAATGGGGCCGATCGCTGGTCAACCCGATCCACGAGCAGCTGTTCCAGCAGCGGCAGGGCGTCTCCCGCCTCCTGGCGGAAGAAAAGCATGGGTCGGACAATGTCAGGGCGGCCTACAACGCGCTCGGGCAGGCCATGCAGGCCGACCCGGCGGTGCAGACCGACTACCTCCGCATCATGCGCTCGAACCACCCCTATGGCGAGCTCGTCGCCTGGCACAAGAAGCGCCAGGCGTTCGATGAGATCGGCAGCGACCCCGCTGCCTATCGCAACCGCGTGCTCGACGAGGCGATGCGGGACCCCGAAATCCAGCAGCGTTTCCTCGCCCAGCTGCGCGGCGCCGCCCGGCCCAATGTCGAAGCCCCCCGTCGTTCAACCGTGCCGCACATCCCCTCGCTGCAAGGCATCGGCACTGCCGCCGGCCCCGCATCCGCGGCCGGCGACCCCTCCGATGCCGAGCTGTTCTCGGCAACCACCCGCCGGCGGCGCTGAAGGCGCACCCGGCTGAAATCAGGACCATCAAGCAATGGCTCTTTCTCCCAACCACCCCAATAATGAAGTGATCAAGTTCCGCCAGGATGTCGCCTATGACTTCCTGCGCTCGTCGCGTTTCGACCCCTATATGGGCGACGATTCCACCTCGGTGATCGTGCGCATGTCGGATCTCGAAGCCGACGGCAAGGAGATCCGCGTGCCGCTCGTCACCCAGCTTTCGGGCGATGGCGTCGGCGCCGGCACCTTGCGCGGCAACGAAGAGCAGATCGACAGCTACGGCATGCCGCTCTGGGCCGACTGGGCTCGAAACGCCGTGGCCAACAACCGGGCGCAGAACAAGGAATCTTCGTTCTCGGTGCGCTCCACGGCCCGCAGCCTGCTGCGCGGTTGGTCGAAGCGGATCGTCCGCGACGACCTGGTCGATGCGCTGCTGTCGATCCCCACTTCGGCGATGCAGGCCGGCCGCTTCGGCAACCCCGGCAACCGCGTCAACGGCATCAAGTGGTCGGCGGCCACCGCCGGCAACAAGAATGCCTGGGTCACCGCCAACCCCGACCGCGTGGTGTTCGGCTCGGCGCTCTCCAACTACTCGACCACCTTCGCCACCGCCGTGGGCAATGTGGACTCGGCCAACGACAAGATGTCGGCGGCGGTCGGGAGCCTGTTGAAGGACCAGGCCAAGCAGACCGGCGTCGACCCCAACAACCCCGGCGTCTACAACGGCCGGCCCAGGATCAGCCCCTATATGGAGGCCGAGGGCGACCAGGAATGGTTCGTATGCTTCGTCGGCGCCCGCGGCTTCCGCGATCTGAAGGCCGACCCGGTGATGACGGCCGCCAACCGCGACGCCCGCAACCGCGAGGGGGGCGACCCGACCAAGACCAACCCGCTTTTTACCGGCGGTGCGCTGGTCTATGACGGGGTGATCTATGTCGAGATCCCCGAGATCACCCAGCGCCTGCTGCTGAAGGGCGCCGGCGCCGCGGGGATCGATGTCGAGCCGGTATTCCTCTGCGGCCAGGGCGCCCTCGCCTACGCGCTCGGCCAGATGCCGCGCCCGACCACGCTCGAGGATGGCGACTACGATTTCGTCACCGGCATGGGCATCGAAGCCCAGTACGGCGTCGGCAAGATCGCCAAGGCCCCGCTGGCGGCGGGTGCGTCGGCGACGATCGGCAGCCTCGTCGACTGGGGCATGGTGACCGGGTTCGTCGCGGGGGTGGGGAATAGCTAAGGGCGGGCTCTCCCGCACCGCCCTCTCCGCCATCCTCCCCCGCGTGGCGGGGGAGGGGGACCAGCGAAGCTGGTGGAGGGGGCGGCCAGACTCTCGTCGTTCCTCGCTTCGCTCCGATCGCGCAACCTTCGGTTGCGATACCCCTCATCCGGCCTTCGGCCACCTCGCGGCGAGGGCTTCGCCCTCGTCCGCTGACCGCAAGGGGAGAAGGCAGGTCGGCGCGTAGCCGCAGGCTTTGACTGCCCCCTCCACCACCCTTCGGGTGGTCCCCCTCCCCCGCCCCGCGAGGGAGGATCACTGCGCCGCTGGCGCGTTTCGCACCGCCGGCGCGGGCTGCCCCCCACCCCTGTCCCCTCCCCCCAATAGTGAGGGGAGGGAGACCCTCACACTGACATCGCGGCTGTCGTCTCCCTCCCCCTTGTGGGGAGGGGACAGGGGTGGGGGTCAGCCCGCACCGGCCGTGGCTTTTCCCTCAGATTCCAATTCTCACAAAAAGGAGATCGGCCATGGCTGATCGTAACGCCTACAGCCAGCCGCAGGTTGGCAACCAGGGCTTTGCCCGGACCATGAAATGCCTCGGCGCCGATGTGGCGCTGCTCGCCGGCGACCTTACCCTCAACAAGACCGTCGGCCTGTTCGTCGTGCCGCGCGGCTTCGTGCTCACCGGTATTTCGCTGGTGGTGCCCGACCTCGACAGCAATGGTTCGCCCCTCCTCGCCTTCGCCATCGGCGATGCGGGCGACGATGACCGCTTCATCGCCACCGGCGCCACCACCGGCCAGGCCGGCGGCACCAATACGACGCTGGCGGCGACGGGCCTCAACTACGAGTTCACCGCCGACACCGAGATCGCCTGGAAGACCACCGCCGCGGCGGCCACGGCCGTCGCCGGCACCATCCAGCCGCGCTTTTTCGGCTACATGAAGTAGGCCCCAAATGGCGACGGTCACCTACCACGCTCCTCAGGGCGACAGCGAAGTGGTGAGCCTTCAGGGGCTCCGCTTCTTCGATGGCGAGCCGCGCGAGCTCGACGATGCCGAGCACGCCGCGCTGCTCGAAAAGCTCGCCCACAACCCGCATTTCGAAGTTGTCGTGGGCGCCGGCACCGCCGGCGCTACACTCACGGTGCTCGACGAGACCGATCCGCCGCCGATCGGACTCAGGGCCATCCACAATGGCGGCGGGCGGTTCATCATCGTCCGCGGCGACAAGGACCAGAAGGTGAGGGATGGCCTCAACAAGGCCGAAGCCCACGCCTTCAACGCGCTGTCGGAAGCGGAGAAGCGGGCGTTTGTGGGTTAGGGGGGCGGTCGCCCCAACGGCCCCTCTCCCATAGTCGGAGTTGTCGTAGGGACGGGTCGGCACGGAAAGAGTACCCCCCACCCTGTCCCTCCCCCGCAAGGGGGAGGCGACCAAAACACTGACGCCGGTGAAAGCGTCTCCCTCCCCCTTGCGGGGAGGGGACAGGGGTGGGGGTGCGTTTCCCGCACCGCTCTCTCAGCCCGTTCCGTGGCACCGCCGCCCGCTCACAGCCCTCCCACCCAGGAGTCCCCCATGCCCAAAACCCGTCACGACCTCGTCAACCGCGCGCTAGCCGAACTCGGCGTCGTCGGCGCCGGGCAGACCGCGGCGGCCGAGGATTTCGATGAGATCGACAAGGCCGTTGCCCCTGTGATGAGCGACCTCGCCACCCGCGATATCTGGGTGTGGGGCGACCCCGATGCCTATGACGACGATGCCTTCGACCACCTCGCGGTGCTGCTCGCCAATGCCCGGGCCCGCGCCTTCGGAACGCTCCCCGACGAGCAGAAGCGGCTGCTTGCCGAACAGCGGCTGCGCGGCCTGAAGCCCACCATCCTCTCCGGCCGCACCCAGGAAATCGAGTACTTCTGATGCCGCTCCGCACCTGGCCTGCCGGCCAGGACACCGCTCGATACGCCGGGCATCGCCGGCCGTGCCTTTGGCGGCTTCTGCGAAAGCTCTGCCAACCCCATCACCCGCGTGCCCGCATGCATCCAGGGAGTCCGAAGATGGCACTGACCTATCCCGAATACGCCACCCCACAGCCATCGCAGACCAAGCTCACCGACCTGCTCGACCTGTGGGATCAGGGCGTCGCCCAAGGCAAGGCCGATCGCTACGAGCGCGAAGCGCCGCAGCAATTCGCGAACGCGACCGCGCCGCTGTCGGAGTACGGCCTGACGATGCCACCCGACCAGCTGCGGGCGCTGTTCGCCAACCCCGAGACACGTCCGTTCGCGGTGCAGATGGTGCAGGAGGCAGCAGCCCGACGCGCTGCTGCCAACGATCCAATCACGCAGTTGCGGCTGAGGAAAGCACAGTGGGACTTGGCCCAGTCGCAGCTCGGTTCGGCCCAACCTGCTCCTGCTTCCGCCGGGGGCGACGTGCCTCCTGCCGGCTGGCAGGACTCTCCAGAGGTCTGGAGCTACCTCACGCCCGAGGAGCGTGCGCTATGGAACTGACAATCGAACAACAGAAGGAGCTTGCTCTCGCCGCCGCTCGCAAGCGGCTGGTGGAAGCAGGAGCTTCGGCGGTCGGCAACTCCAGGCAGGGCCAGCAGTCGGCCGGCGGCGGCCTAACAACGGCCGCAGGTCCGCCGGCCGCATTTCTTGGGCAGCCGCTTACCTTTCAAGGAAAGCCAATCCCCGCCAACTGGCTTGCTGATCCGCAAAACATGAAGCAGCTGATGGCGCCGTACTCATTGGCTAACCAGCCCTCGCTTGGTGAGGTCTTGGACGCGTTTCAGACAGGCGCGCATAATGGGATGACCTGGGGTTTTGGCGACGAGATCCAGGCCGGCCTCGAGACCCCCTTTCGCACGGCCGGGCAGGTGATCGACGGGGATCTGGTTGACCTCGGCAAGGCCTACGGCCAAGGCCTGGCAGCGACCCGCGCGTATATGGATGAAAGGACCAGCAAGGCGCCGGCGGCCGCATTCGTTGGAGAGCTTGTTGGAGGCCTCGTGTCTGGCAGCACGTTGGCCAAGGGAACGGAGATGACCCTGAAGGCAGGAGCGCCCCTGCTCGAAGCAATCATGCGCGGGGGGATAGAGGGGGGCATCTACGGCGGTATCAGCGGGTTCGGAAACAGCCGGTCGGAGGACCCATTGGGGCGCCTTGCAGATGCCTACACAGGGGCACTGTGGGGCGTTGGTACCGGCGCAGCAATGACGGGCGGCGGAGCTGTGGTGAGCGGGGCCGGCAAAAGGCTACCCGTTCAAACGGTCGAAGAGCTGAACGCGGCTGCACTCGCCAAGTATGCACAAGCCGGGGCCGCTGGCGTTAAGGCGTCCAAGCCACAGACCGCAACCCTCGCGACCACCATCGGCGACATCGCAACCTCCAATGGGCTCGTCTCGCGTAGTGGCAAGCTGGACACCTCGAATCCGCGTATTCTTAACCTTATCAAGTCATTCGACGAGTTTGCGGGCCGCAAGATGAACGTGCCCCAGATGCTGGCTCTGCGAGTAAAGCTCACCGACATGGTGAAAAGCAGCGAGCCCACCGAACGGCGGATCGCCATGCAGATGCTCGAGGAGTTCGACAGGTTCACGGACGAACTGGCGCCGACTCTGAAGGCAGGCAACGCACTTAGTCACAGTGCCACGAAGGGCGATCTCATCGAGAGCGCCTTTGAACGTGCCCGCGAACATGCTCGCGCAAGCAGTGGCCCAGAGTTCGAAAAGGCCCTGCGCACCGAGTTCGAAACCCTGCAGCATCAAATCATCAAGGGGGAGCTTAAGGGACTGACCGCGACCGAGATCGATGCGATCAACAAGGTTGCCGATGGCACGCCGTTGGCGAATGCCCTGCGTGGCATTGGGCAGCTCGCTCCACCAGGCGCAGTCCCCACCATGGCCCTCGGCTTGGTTGCACAAGAACCCAAGCTTGGCGGATTAGCTGCCCTCGCGCTGGGCACGGCGGGGGTTGGCAGTCGTGTTGCCGCACCCTGACCAAGAGCGCTGCTGAATCGGCAGCCTTGATCGCACGGAACGGCGGCGTGGCCGTGCCGCGCAGGCAACTCACTGCAGAGGAATTAGCATTGATCGCATGGCTGCGGCGAGGGGCAAGTCTAGAAGCGGGTCAGTTGCCTCTGGAGGCACCATAGGCCCGCGATGCGATCCGCCAGAGTTCCGGCCACCAGCGACGGTCGCGTCTTTTGACGTGATCGAGTTACTTGGGCGGCCATAGGTGCCACCAATCAGGCCACACCTTGCAAAGGGCGTAAAATGCGATCAAGGCGATGACCACCAGGACCCATCGGATGTACCGCAATTCAGACAGCACCGCCCCCGTGTTTCGCAACATGACGGAGCGCGTCTTTTCATCCTCGGACATGCGCTCATAGAACTCTCTTTCGCGTATGCGCTCGTCTTTGCGGGATATCACGGGGGACACATCCATATTGTAGCCATCGGCAATATGAACACAGGCCCTTGGCGCCGCAAGATGCTCGCGGCCTCGCTTACTGCCAGCCCCTCGCAAACTGCAAAGGATGTTCGCACCGGCGTCGCGGCGGCATTGACGGAGGCTCAATGGCCTGAGATCAGCGGGCAGTGATCACCAGTCGAGGTGCTTCAGACTCATGGTGAACGTTCCGCCGGCCATGAACCCGAACGCGACAATCACCAAGTAGACATGCCACTCCAAGATGTCGGTCAGAAACCCGAAATAGAACAGCGTCAAGGCCGCAAGCGCCACAATCGACATGATGCGGTTCAGCCCACGGTCAGGCCGCATGCGGTATTTCCCGTCTTCGCCGCGAATCTTGTAGCCGGTGGTGTCGAGGTCGATTTCGGTGGGCGGCTTGCTTACCATGGGCACGATTCCTATCCTAAGCCTTGCACTGTAGACTGGCGTTGCAGTTAACGGCGCCGCAAAACAAGTAACTTCAAGCGCGAAGCCTGACAATGCGGCTGTGGCAAAACCACGTCGCCGGCGGGCTGGCGACCTGGCTATCGCGCAACGGCCACGATGATCTCGCGGCTCAGCTTACGGCTGGCAGGCTGACCCCGAGGTCCGCATACGAGGCGGTGAAACAGCGGCGAACGACGAACTAGTCCCTTTGATGGGATGTTCTAGTCCAGTGGAAGGGGCCGCGCTCTCGTATGTCTAGAGAATAGAAAAGGGCAAAGTCGACGCGAAACGCCTGAAGCACAGGCCTATTATGACAACCGACGCAACCATCACAATGTACATTCTCGTCTTGTTATGATAGTCGCTCGCATCATCTATTGCCAAGCCATACTCGTAATGACCGGCGGGGGCACTCGTATCGCCTCCACTCGGCATCCTCTGAGCAATATTTTCGACCTGCTTCGACAGGCGGTACGTGGAAAGCTGCTGACCATACATTTGCCAGGAGAGAGCGCCGTAGACCATCCCGGCAAGCGTGACGATCAGAACCTCGGTGCGGTCCGTGACGCGGTCCAGCACATACGAAGCGAGGTAGAGACCGCCCAGTCTGGACCCGATGAGCCAGATGTACGAGATAACCAATCGCTCCCTAGGCGAAAACGAGAACATACGACCCTCTTGTGTGGTGGCGTTACGCGAACATAGAGGCGGGGGTATTGGCTGGGAAGTGGGCCGCGCCGTGCAAGCCGGGCTGCGAGCTCACTTCGGAAGTTGATCGCGCGATACGTCCTCAGCCGTTCCTGGCCCCTTGGATGCACCTAACTCAGCCGGAACCTGATCCCTTGTTTCAGTTGCATGCTTGATGCGCGTTCCGTCCAGGGCTTCGTGCAGTACTATCAGGACGATGCCAGGGGCCAGCACCAAGCCCCAGAAAACTCACGGCCTGAATCCACTCCTGTACCTTCAACTGTGCAGGTTCCCATCGCTGTTGCCTCGCGACGATAGGTCGGCGCCTCTGCGCAGCAATGCTCCCGCAAGCCCCATCCCCTCCGGGGGAAGACTCCTCCACGCCATCTGGCCTGGCTCGCGCGTGGCGTCGGCATCGGCGACAGGTCGTTCTCCATGGCACCGCCACGTCGACGCGGTGGGCCACCGATGCCGACGGCATGCTGAGCGCTGATCGAAACCACTGGCCCTTGCCGAAGCGCGCAGCATGCCGCCCGTGACTCACCCAATCCAACACCAATCGAGTATTCCCGATGCCCCCGATCAGCTGGCCTACCGGCACCGCGCCGGGCGTGAACCCTACCGAAACCGGCGGCCGGCTGATCAATGCCATCGCCGAGCGCGCCCCCACCGGCTCGCGCAGCGAGATCGTCTGGCGCCGCGTCGCCGGGCTGATCGCCCGCTTCACCACCACGCAGACCGCCATTCGCGGCGCCCTGCTGGTGGGCTCGGTGCTCTACGTCGTATCCGGCAACCGGGTCTACTCGATCACCTCGAGCTATCTGGTGACCGAGCTGACCGGCACGGTGGGCGGCAGCGGCCCCGTCACCATGGCGCGCAACATGAAGGCGCCGGTGCCGGACGTGCTGATTGTCCACTCCGGCGGCATGTCGCAGATCAACATCTCCGGCGCCTCTGTCGCCGTGTTCAGCGATGGCGACCTGCCCTCGGTCAACTCGATCTGTTGGGTCGACGGCTACTTCATTGTCACTGCCGAGAACGGGCTCGCCTACCAGTCGGGGCTCAACGACACGACTTTCGCCTCGGTCGACCGCACCACCGCCGAGGCCGACCCCGACGGGCTCTATCGCGCCATCGCCTCGGGCAGCGACCTGATCCTGATGGGCACCGCCTCCCTCGAGTTCTACGCCAATGCCGGCAACCCCACCGGCTTCGCCTTCAACCGCTCCGTGGTGGTGCCGATCGGGCTCAAGGCCCCCTATGCCGTCGCCGGGTTCGAGCCGGGCTTTGCCGATACGGTGATTTTCGTCGCCAACGACAACACGGTGCGCAAGCTCCAGGGCTATGACCCGACGCCGATTTCCGGGCCCGACCTCAACCGGCTGATCGAGGCGGTGACCAACCCCGCCGAGCTGATCGCCTGGGTCTACCAGGCGGCTGGGCACGCCTATTGGGTGCTGAGCGGGCCGGGCTGGACCTGGGTCTACGATGTCTCGACCGGCAGCTGGCACGAGCGGCAGAGCTATGGGTTCCCCGATTGGCGCTGCCGCTATGGCGTCGCCGCCTGGAGCAAGTGGTTCACCTTCGATCTCGAGAGCGGCAAGGCGTTCGAGCTGAGCTCGGCGGCGCGGCGCGATGGCGCGAGCCCGCTGGTCTGGACGCTGCGCTCCAACCAGGCGCACCGCTTCCCCGGCCGCGCCGTGATCCACAAGGCCAGCTTCGATTTCGAAACCGGCATCGGCATCGACGCCGGCATCTCGCCGATCGAAACCGAGCCGGTGGTGCGGATCCGCTGGTCCGACGATGGCGGCCGCAACTGGGGGAACCCCTTGACCCGCCGGCTCGGCACCCAAGGCGAAGACGTGCCCATCGACATCAACAATGCCGGGCTCACCGGCCGCAAGGGCCGGATCTGGGAGATGAGCATCTCCGACCCCATCGAGATCGCGTTTTTCGGCGGCGCCATGGATATCGAGGAGCGTGCCGCATGAGCACGCCCGATAGCCTGAGGCCAATCCCGCATCCGAGCGCCCGGCTGGTCGAAGCCGACGGGCTGATCGCCAAACCCTGGTACGACTGGCTGAACCAGCTGGCAGGAAAACTCGCCGAGCTGACCCCGCTTGAAGCCAGCGCCACCTATGATCCGCCGCTGCTCGCCGATGGCGCCGGCGCCACCACCGACGTGACGGTGCCTGGAGCGGCGCTGGGCGACTTCGCCACCGCAGCATTCTCGCTGGCCACATCAGGCATCGTCATCACCGCATGGGTTTCCGCCCCGAACACCGTTTCCGTCCGCTTCCAGAACGAGACCGGCATGCCGCTCGACTATGGCAGCGGCAAGCTCACGGCGCGCGTCCAGAAATAGCGGTCGTGAATGGGGAATGGTGAATTGTGAATGGTGAATAGGGGCTTCGGCGCTGGCCGCCCCCTTCACTGTTCCCCTTCACCATTCACCATTCACCACTCACCATTCACCATTCACCAATCCAGGAGCCACCTATGGCTGACATTTTCGAAACCATCGGCGACTGGCTGGGCCTCAACAAGGGCAAGGCCACGCAGAAGGCCGCCGAGCAGAACCGCGGCCTCATCGACCAGCTGGGCAAGACCGGCCGGCCGATCATCGAGGGGATCCAGGGGGTCACCGGCGATTACCTCGATCTCGGCAAGCTCGGCGCCGACCGCTATGCCGATGCCATGGGGCTCAGCGGCCCCGACGGCTACGCCCGGGCCGAGGCGGCATTCCGCGCCGGGCCCGGCTACCAGTTCGCGCTCGACCAGGGGCTCGATGCGGTGGCCCGCAAGGGCTCGGCCATGGGCCGGCTCGATAGCGGCAATACCGATCTCGACCTGCTGCGCTACGCCACCGGCTATGCCGACCAGGCCTGGGGCAACTGGATGAACGGGCTGAGCGGCTACAACAACATGTACGGCCAGGGCGTCGGCAACGACGTCTCGGCCCGCGGCCTCGGCCTCGATTTCGAGAGCGGACTGTCCTCCGCCTATATGGGCGCCAACAACCAGGTCGCCGCCGGCAAGGAAGCCGGCCAGGGCGCCATGCTCGACGCTCTGGGCTCGATCGTCGGCATCGCCGGCCAGGCGTTCGGCGGCGGCGCCTTCGGCGGCTATGGCGGCTTCAAGGGCGGCGGCGGCATGGGCCCGAACACGCTCAACGGCACAGTCACCCAGCGATAGGAGCCCGCAGATGGCACTGAACTACCCCGACTACGTCGTCCCGCAGCCCTCGCAGACCAAGCTCACCGACCTGCTCGACCTGTGGAACCAGGGCGTCGCCCAAGGCCAGGCCGATCGCTACGAGCGCGAGGCGCCGCAGCAGTTCGCCAACGCCGCGGCCCCGCTGTCGCAGTACGGGCTGACGACGCCGCCTGATCAGTTGCGGGCGCTGTTCGCGAATCCGCACACGCGGCCGCTGGCGCTGCAGATGGTGCAGGAGGCGACGCAGCGCCGGGCCGATGCCTATGCCTCATCGGGTCAACCCGAGGGAACAGCCTGGACGCCGCAGCCATCGCCACTGGTGTGGCGCGGGCGCGGCACTCGCAAGCTCCAAAGCGATTACCGTTTCATCGACGGTGACCCCGGCGACCCCGCAAATTGGGAGAGACCCTGATGGTCGGCCCCCGGGAGAACTATGCGGCGAACGCCTCGGCCGAACCTGCCGCCGCCCATCTTCCCAAGCAGCTGCAACGAGGGTGCCACCGACACATAACGTTCACTCCCGGTCAACAGCCCCGCAGATTCACGCGCCTCTGTCGGCCCCTCCCCAACAACCAATAGCTAGCAAGGTGCAATAATGGTTGGTGTACCGTTCAACCCTCGGCAGCCGACAGGGCTGGTCGATACGTCACACGCCGCAGCTGACGCCGCCCAGGACCCGTTGCTCAGCCTCTACCTGGCCCAGAATGGCCTTGAACCCGCCGGCGCCAAGCCGGACCTCACCGAGAACCTGGCTCGTGCTGCGGGGCAAGGTTTCACGTTCGGCTGGGGTGACGAGCTGTTTTCGCTTGGCCAGGCGGGCCTCGACCAGCTGCTGCATGGCGATGATGGCAAGGACTTCTGGCAACGCTACGATTCCAATGTCGCCCGCGAGCGCCGCAACCTCGAGGCCTTTCGCCAGGAAAACCCCATCGCAGCCTATGGCGCCGAGATCCTGGGGTCGCTCCCGACTGCTCTTCTTACCGGCGGTTCCAGCACAGCCACCGGCCTGGGCCGGATCGGCACAAACCTCCTGGTCAACGGGATACAGGGCGCCTTCTACGGTGCCGGCTCGGCCACGGGCGACACGCCTGCCGACCGTATCTGGGGTGCGGCTACTGGTGCGGCTGGCGGCATGACCGCAGGCGTCGCACTCGATGCAGCTGGAAATGCTGTCAACGCCGGGCTCAAAGCAGGCGCCAAATACCTTGCCGACTCGAAGACCATCGCCGCCGCACCAACCGGTGCCGCCATCAAGGCTAGCGCCGAGGCAGCCCGTGAGGCTGCCGAGTCGGCGGACGTGGTCCTCACCCCGACCGCGACCAGCCTCCTCAAGCAGGACTTGGGCCAGACCCTGGTTGGTGAAGGGGTGACGGTCCGTGGCCAGATGGTCGCGAACTACGATCGAGTGCGTGGCTCTATGAGGTTGCTCGACCAGTTCGCGGACGAGCCGATGACAATCAAGTCGTTCCGGCGGCTCTACGAAAGCTTCGAGTACGCGGCTCGTAGCGAAGTGCCGGGCGAAGCCGAGGTAGCCAAAAGTATGCTCAAGCAACTCGACAGCTTCATGGACAGCCTGCCGCAGGAGGCATTCAAGGGCACCGGCGACGGTGTCGAGGCGGCAGCGCAATGGAGTGCGGCGAAGGCACAACTTGCGAAGTTCGAGCGCACCAACATAATTGAGACGGCCATCAAGAATGCAAGAACGCTCAGCGACAATTTCCCGGAAGGTCTCAAAGCTGAATTCCGGGACATCCTGAAGAGCGGCGAAAAAAGAAGCAAGTTATCGCCAGAGGACATCACTAGAATTGAACAGTTCGCACAAGGCGACAATATCAACAAGGTGCTGAAGCTTATCAAGGAAGCCGACCTGAGCGGCTTCCTTGATAAGCTAAGAATTCCGGAAATTGTCGGCAACTTACTTCAACCGGCCGTAAGAGGAGGTGCCGGTGCGCTGATGGGTCATAACGCCAAGCGCGCCGGCGATATCGTACGGGCCACGACCGCGCTGGGCGCACCAATCCCGCCGGCCCCCACCGGCACGCTCGACCTCCGCGCATTGGCTCCAGGGCTCGGCAACAACGACGGTGTGACTGGCCCCCTTCGTATCATCGTCAACGGTGGGAATCCCCTGCTCCCGCCCTATGTCGACGATCGGTCGTATTGAACCCCGAGAGCTTCTCGGCGGGATGAGTCTTTTGTGACGACGGATCGTGCTGAGTTCTCGCTATGCAGAGGAAGCGAGCGTCAAATTGCTCGACGTCTCCGATGCGCCTTCGACAATATCGCTTCATCTCGAAACCAAGCATCAAATTACCGCGAAGAAGCGGACGAGGCACCAAATGAACACGACCATCGATACCAGGGCTGGGAGCAGGTTCCACGCGGCTCTGTGAAACTCTTTCGATTTGCGCCTCTCTCGCGCCTCAACTTCGTCAATAGCTCTCTCCTTCCCTTTGGGATCGAGAAGCCTTCGCATTTCCGTCCGAGCTTCGGCGACCTCCTGCTTCAGCTCGCGAATCTCTGTATTGTTTCCACTCCCCTTCGAACTGATCATCGCATAAAGCATTCCGGCGAGCGTAACGATCAGCACCTCGGTACGGTCGGTTACCCGCTCGAGCACGTACCAGACGACGCCGAGCGGTATCAAACTGATTCCGATGATCAAAAGGGACCAGACAACCACAAACAGCGTGCGCAACATACGGCCTTCCCTCTCCAACGTCGGGCGAACATAGTGGCGAAGGTCTTTGCTGGGAAGGCGGGCGGCGCCGCGCGCCAGCCACACGAACTCACTTGACCTCGCGAGGAGTGGCCTCGAGGTAATGACCCCGCCCCCTCAGACGGGGGCGCCTTCAATCACCACAACCATTCTCGGCAGGATCCAACGGATTTGGGCCGCTTGCCGCGATGCTCGCGGCGCAGGCCAGCCAGTTGAGCCCCGCACGCGATCCATTGGCAGAATTGGCGGGGCTGGCCGGCACGGTCGAGCTGATGGCCACCAAGCCGGGGCCAATCCGACGTTAGGGCTGGGCCCTCGCGGCGGCAAGCGCCCTGTTGCCCCCACTCCCGTCCCTAGAGGGCGAACTACATCCCACTCAGCGCCTTGCGCCCCCCAGAGCTGAATTCCCTGCGCATTCAATGCGTGGGGGCTGAGACGCGTCCACCCCCTTCCCCGGAGACTTCCCCATGGCAGCCATCTGGCCCGGCTCGCGCGTGCCCAATTTCGGCATCGGCGACCGTCTCTCTTTCTACGATACCGCCACCTCGACGCCGCAGGTGGTCTATGCCGATGGCGCGTTGAGCGTGGCGCATGATCAGCCGATCCTCGCCGATGCGCGCGGCATGTTCCCGGTGATCTACCTGAGCCCGGCGCCGGGCAGCTACCGCCAGAAACTCACCGACGCCAATGGCGTTTTGATCTTCGACGACGACGATATCGACGTGCCGCAATCGGCCGATTACGAGCCGCCCGACCCCGGCGTCACCGACCCGACGCTGCTCGTCAGCACTGGCATGCGCATCGGCTATTATGGCACCGCGGCGCCGGCCGGCTGGGTGCGCTGCAACGGCCGGACACTCGGCTCGCCCAGCTCGGGCGCCACGGAGCGCGCCAATGCCGATTGCCAGGCGCTGTTCCTCCACCTCTGGACCGCCGACGCGACGCTGAGCGTCAGCGGCGGGCGCGGCGCTTCGGCAGCGGGCGACTGGGCCGCCAACAAAACCATCGCCCTGCCCGACTATCGCGACCGCATCGCCATCGGGCTCGGCGCCATGGGCAACGCCGATATCAACCTGATCCCCGATGCGACGGTGGATGGCGGGGAAACCAACACCACGCTCGGCGCCACGGTGGGCGCGGCGACACAGACGCTCACCGCGGCGCAGATGCCGGTGCACACCCACACAGGCACAACCGCCTCGGCCGGTGCTCACACTCACAACATCGATACCAGAGACGACAACAACAACGGCGAAGGCGACCACGTTGCGAATACCGAGCGTACGTTCGGCCAGAGAACGCTGTCGACAGAGTCCAGCGGTGCTCATAGCCACACGTTTACAACTGACGCGGCCGGCTCAGGCGCCGCGCACCCCAATGTCCAGCCTTCGCTGTTCGAACTCGTGATCATCAAGCTCTGAGGCCCGGCATGTACGAGCTGCAGTTTTTCGCCACCGACGATGCCGATTGGGCGCAGAGGGTGGATCTGATCGACGACGCCACCAACCTGCCGCTGGCCACAGCGGGCGTGCTGTTCGAGCTCGAGGTGAGCGAGAACGGCGCGCGCCGGCTGTTCGCCAGCACCGCCGACAACAGCATCGAAATCCCCGAGCCGGGCACCATCCAGTGGCGCTTCAGCGTGCCCCAGCTCGGCGCGCTCGACATCCGCAACACCTATCGGGTGGGCTGCCGGATGACCAACGGCACCGGCACGACGCAGCTGTTCACCGGCACGCTGGCCTTTGTCGGAGGCGGGTTCGGCAGATGAGCGACACCATCACCCCACGCCTCAGGATCAAGGCGCAGCCCGAGATCGCGGTGCGCGCCAAGCCGGTGCCGCCGCCAAAGGTGCGGCTGCGCGTTACCCCGGCGCTGCTGCCGATGGAGATCGAGCTCAGGAACACCGGCACGATGGTGCAGTGGCGCTATCGGGGCGAGGACTGGCAGGATCTGATCGCTATCGACGATCTCGACACCACCGTCTCCGTCGGCAGCGTCGCCACCCTGCCCGCCGGCGCACCAGCCAGCGTGGTGAATGTCGGCACCGACAAGGACATGGTGCTGAACTTCGGCATCCCCCAGGGCATCCAGGGCATCCAGGGCGAAGCCGCGACCATCGCGGTGGGCACGGTGACGACGGTTGGCCCGGCAACCCCTGCGGCGGTGGCCAATGTCGGCACGCCCAACGATGCCGTCTTCAACTTCGCCATCCCGCAGGGCGCCGCCGCGACGCTGGCCGTAGGCACGGTCACGACTCTTACCCCCGGCAGCGCAGCGACGGTGACCAATGTCGGCACCTCCGGCGCCGCCGTGCTGAACTTCGGGCTGCCGCGCGGCGCGCCTGGCCTCGTGACCTCGGTGGTCGCGGGCGCCAATGTCGCCGTCGACAGCACCGACCCGGCCAACCCGATCGTCACCGCCGCCGGCAATGTCAGCGGCCCGGCGAGCGCCGTGGACAACCGTGTTGCGCTGTTCAGCGGCGCCACCGGCAAGCTGATCAAGGACAGCGGCGTCATCCTCGGCGATTCCGCCGCGAGGAACGTGGGCACGACGGCCGGCACGATTGCGGCGGGAGATGACGGCCGCTTCGGCACCGTGCCGAACGACTATGTCACCAATGCCCGGCTCGCCAACATGGCCAACGCCACAGTGAAGGGCCGCAACACCGCCGGCACCGGCGACCCCGAAGACATCACCATGGCGCAGCTCAAGGCGCTGCTGGCGCTGGCGCAAGCCGATATTACCGGGCTAACAATTGGCAGCAGCCCCCAGTTCGCCGAAATTAATCTTGGGCACGCAAACGACACAACAGTGACCCGAAGCGCAGCGGGCCGATTGGCGGTTGAGGGCGCTGACCTCCTTCTCTCGAGCGTCGAGGACCAGACGGTCTCCGGCGGGGCTCGGGTGACAGTCAAGAACCTCGGGAACCTCTCTGGCTCGACCATCACACCTGACCCCGGAGACCGACCAATCCAAAAGATCACAAATAACGGCGCCGGCTCTATCCTGCCAGGCGCGAATGAAGGCCAGTATACCCTCCAAATCATCAATACCACGGGGGCTGGAAGCATCACCACAACGGGCTGGACTCTCACAGGTGACGGGTTCGATACCACAGTTACGAGCAAGTTTCTTTGCTCATGTCTCGTCACCAGCGACTTGAAGGTTATGACGGTAGTGAAGGTGGCGTGATGTTTCTTGTCGCACCACCTCTGTTCACCGGGGCCGCGGTATCCGTGAGCGCTGTGGCGGGTCCCACTAGGTTGACAGGCTTTGGCGGCTCATCGCCAACGCTATTGAACATCATTCCCGCAGGGAACGGGAAAGCCTACATCGCCCTTGCGTGGCGCACTGCTAGTGGAACGATCAGTATCTCTGGTGCCCAGGTGAATGGCCAGCCTGCCGCAATAGAGGTTGCGATCACCAATACGGCGGCCCGAACGGACGTAGCAATCATATCGTCTCCGCTCGGTTCAAACCCGACGGCCGTCAGCGTGGTTCCGACCTTTAGCGGCACACCTTCAGTCATTTCATATCGAGCTTGGCGCACGAACTCTAACCCGAGTCGCACCGCCAGCGGTCAATTCAATGCCTTCGCCGCCAGCGGCCAGATCGTCACTACGATGGCAGCCAAGGGGGCAATACTGGCGGTGGCCACCAATATTGAGCAGGCAGCCGCGTTCGCGTGGACGAACGCGACAGAAGACGCCGACGTAGACCACAGCGACTATCGCTTCTCGACTGCAGTGCGAGTCGGGCCCGCCGCCTTCAGTGGCACCATTGTCGCCGACGCTTTCACCGAGCAGTATGTTTTTGTGACGGTTTCCGTCAGGTAGGACCTTCACCAACCAAGATGCGCTGACTCGGTCGGCTCATCGCCCAGGACCTCACGATTGGTGAGAATGCACGCAGCATCTTAGCGTCATTGTTGTTTAGCGGCCGCCCTAAGAGATCTAGGTCGACTTTGCACATGCGTCTCGCTGCAGGTCGACACATCTTCGCGGTTGGCTCCTGTCGCCATCCTCGCAAAGCAACCTCGCAGAGCGATTGCATCGGCTCGCGCTTCGCTTTGCGCATCTAGGTCACTCAAAATTCCCGGAGACTGCCATGAACCCCAATGTGCCCGCGGGCGCAGCGATGCTGCTCGACTTTGTTGCCGGGCTCGAGACCAACCGGCCGGGCGAGGCCGGCTACGAGACCATTATCGGTTACCGCAACGAGAAGCCCGGTACGCTCCCCAAGCCGATCACCGCGATGACGCTCGAGGAGCTGCTGGCGGAGCAGAAGCGCTGGGTGAAGAACTTGAGGGCGCCGAGCGGCGCGGCCGGGCGCTACCAGATCATCCGGCCGACGCTGCTCAGCCTGATTGCCGAGCTGGGTATCCCGCTCTCGGCGACGTTCACCCCCGACCTCCAGGATCGTTTCGGCCTGGCGCTGCTCAGGCGGCGCGGCTGGAACCAGTTCGCCGCCCGCACCCTCGCGCTCCGCGACTTCGGCAACCGGCTGGCGCGCGAATGGGCGAGCTTTCCGGTGCTGAGCCGGCAGCAGGGCGCCCACCGCACCGTCGCGCGCGGCGAGAGTTACTACGCCGGCGACGGCATCAACGCCTCGCTGGCCCGGGCTTCGGAAGCCGAAGCCATGCTGGCCGAGGTGCTGAGGGCGCTCGACACGCCCGCGACCGCGCCGGCTCCGGCCCCGAGTCCTTCGCCGCCCGCCATCCCTGCCCCGCGACCGCAGCCACCGATGCCCCGGAAAGACTGTGGCCGGGTCGGCTGGGCCATCATCACCGGCCTGGCGCTGCTCATCGCGCTCGCCGTCGCCGCCTTCACCGTGAGGTTCTGATCATGACCAACTTGCTGACTTCCATTGCCACCCAGTGGTGGCTCCGTCGCCTGTGGGATTGGGGCGGCCAGCTGGCCGGCTGGCTCGGCGGCCTCCTCGCCCTCTACGGGCTGATGCCGCCCGATATGCAGCACACCCTGCTCGTCATCCTGAGTGGCCGGTGGGGCGAGATCAGCCTCGCCTCGGCCGGCGGCTTCATCGTCTGGGCCATCACCCAGTGGCGCTCCTATGTCGCGACGGTGAAGCCGCAGATCGTCACCAAATCCGGCAAGCGCGCCAAGCTCAGCGAACTGCCGCGCGGCACCGTCACCGCCGTCGAGGAATTCGCCGACACCGCGATCCTGAAGCGCGGCCAGACCCTCATCGAAAAGCTGTTCAAGCCGGGGAGGCCATGA